AACAAAATCCTTTGATGCCTATTCATCAGAACAGGCAAAGTCGTGTAACCTTCGGACGAGGAAAAACCTCAACCGAATAATTAATGAGGTGCTATAATGGCAAATTCAAATGGGTCCTTCGGTCTTAGACCGATAGGAAAAATTGGTCAATCGACCAACTCCACTGGGATGACTGAGTATCGCATTGCCTCTGACAACTCTAACCCTATATACCAGGGCATGGCGGTTATTCCGTTAGCGGCTGGTGTTATTGACGATCTACAAGCTGCGGCTGGTGGTAACGTCTCTATAGTTGGTGTTTTCGGCGGTTGTGAGTATGTCTCATCTACTACTGGAGAAACAGTATGGTCAAACTATTGGCCCGGTTCTGGCGCGGATTCTAATTATCCTGTCAAAGCCTTCTTGTACGATGATCCAAATCAATTGTTCGTAATCGCTACATCTAATGTTGTTGCGGGTCAGAACACAGAAGCGGAAGTTCGTACATCTGTATTCGCAAATATTGCTTTTGCAACAGGTAACAGTGGTTCTACTACTACTGGTATATCTTCTGCAACAGCGGATTTGAATACAGTTGCAACCACCAACACATTGGCGTTGAGAATCATGGGGATCCAAGAAGATCCTGAGAACTCTGACTTCACTGCTGCTGGTATCCCACTAATCGTTAGAATCAACAACCACTTCAATGCGCCAACTGGCTCCATTGCTGCGGCTACTGTTTCTACAACTGGCGTATAAGGAGATTAGGATATGGCTATATCACGCGCACAACTAGCAAAAGAGCTAGAGCCTGGTCTCAATGCCTTGTTTGGCATGGAGTACGACAGGTACGAAAATCAGCATGCAGAAATCTATACTACTGAGTCTTCAGACAGAGCGTTTGAAGAGGAAGTAATGCTTTCTGGATTTGGTGCTGCTCCGAATAAATCGGAAGGTTCCGCTGTAAACTTCGATGATGCTAACGAAGCATTCACTGCTCGTTACAACAACGAAACAATCGCATTGGCTTTCTCAATCACGGAAGAAGCTATCGAGGACAATCTTTATGATCGTCTCGGAAGCCGATACACCCGTGCTCTTGCGAGATCAATGGCCCACACAAAGCAAGTTAAAGCTGCTGCTATATTGAACAATGCGTTCACTGGTGGAGCTTCTGCTGGAGGAGATGGAGTTGCACTTTGTTCAACTGCACACCCTCTTACAAACGGTGGGACACTATCAAATACACCAGCTACTGCTTCTGATCTAAACGAAACTTCTTTGGAAGATGCGTTGATCAGTATTGCTGGGTATGTTGATGAGCGAGGACTAAAAGTAGCTCTTCGAGGTATGAAGTTAATTCTACCACGTCAGCTTCAGTTCATCGCAGAACGTATCATGGTATCTAATCTTCGGGTTGGCACTGCTGATAACGACACTAACGCAATCAAATCAATGGGAATGCTTCCTGACGGTTATACCGTTAACGACTTCCTAAGTGATCCAGATGCGTGGTGGGTTAAAACAGATGCTCCTAGAGGGTTTATCCATTTCGAACGTACTCCAATGTCTACAAACATGGAGGCCGATTTCGACACAGGCAACATGAGATACAAGGCTCGAGAGCGTTACAGCTTCGGGTTCTCTGATCCACGTTGTGTGTTCGGTTCGCCAGGAGCGTAATCGGAACTATGAAGAGAATAGAGAGGGCGGCTTAATCAGTCGCCCTCTTTTCATTTATGAAAGGAGACTGACTATGAAAATTGTAAATTGGGTCGCCAAAAGACTTACTGAACCATCTAGCTATGCTGCGATTGGTGTTGGGGTTATAGGTGTTGGGATGATCACAGGCATGGGTGAATTAATGTTCATCGGTGTTGCTAGTGCCATCTTAGGACTTATTCTTGCAGAAGAAGCTAAAAACTGCGACTGCGACAAATAAATGAGGGAAGGGTCAAGTATTAACGCTTGACCCTTTCTTTTTCTTTTTAATTGATGTAATCTGTAGCCACCTTGACAGTCGCATGGTGCGGCTGACATTTGCCAAGACAAGGAGATTGATATGGCTAATACAACATTCAACGGCCCAGTCCGTTCGGAAAATGGTTTTGAAACCGTAACAAAAAATGCAACAACAGGTGCTATCACAATTACCAGTGGTAATAAAATGGCTGTTGAAGCTGCAACAGGGGCAGGAATAGAAGGCACTGCCGCAGTGTATGTAACACAAGTTGAGCGTTTTAAAAGTGATACCACTACAAATGTGAATATCGTAAAAACAACTATAATGATTGATTTAACAGGTCTTAGAGATGGTGGAACCGCAGGTGACATTATTGGTAAAGATGGTGATGGTGTTGCTTACATTGGGCAGGTTACTACTGCTAACACAGGCACAGTATTTGGTGTAACCATGCAATGTGTAGAAGCCCCCGCTGGTGGTGGTGCTGATATTGACTTGTACTCAGCTACTGAAGGCACAGGCGTTAATGACACCGCTATTGGAGATTTAACAGAAACTCAAGTTATCAATGGTGGAACGCAAGCGGCAGGAACATTAACTGCTGGTGGTGATATTGCGGCAGATCAATATTTGTATCTTGTAGGTCAGGGAACAGGCCACGCGGCATATACCGCAGGTAGATTGCTGATTACAATTACTGGTTACGATGTAGCAAGTTAATAATTAAGGTAGGGGGAAACCCCTACCGCTTTTATAAAGGAGAATAATATGGCAGGTTCAGACGTACAATCCACGTTTATTGAATCAGCGGCGGCGGATCCAAATGGAATTTCAGCAAGTGCAGCGGTTGGAAACAACGCTAATTTGGTTATAGGCGGAGCTTTAGCCAGTGGTGGTGCCGTTACTTTCGATAGCCCAAGGAATGTGACGATTACTTCTGCGGGTAACGATAGTGGAATATCCTTTACCGTTACTGGAACGGATGTAGACGGCGCGGCTCAAACAGAAAGTATTACAGGAGCAAACGCGGATACAGCAACAGGATCAAGCACTTTTGCAACAGTCACTCAAATTGCAGCAGTAGGTGATCCTGCGGGTAATGTTGAGGCTGGTTCAGGAACAGCGGTCAAAGCTATTATCTTTGATGGAAGATGCCGATTAAAAGGTATCTATTTGGTAAGCACTGCAACAGGTGGAACAATTTCTTTTAGAAATACATCAATAACAGGAACGGCTCTTTTACAGTATCAAACTCCTGCGGGTGTAGGCGCAGAGTATCCAGATATTCCAGATAACGGGATGTTGTTTACAGATGGAGCGTATATAACATATAGTTCTGTTCATTCAACTTCTGCAACGATCTTCTACGCATAGAGGTTCCTATGGCTGATAATATGCCTAAAAGAAATAAAAAGAATTTTCGACCAACTAAAAGTGGTGCGGGGATGACTGAGAAAGGCGTGAAAGCATACAGGAGAAAAAACCCTGGTTCTAAATTAAAGACTGCGGTCACAGGCAAAGTTAAAAAGGGTAGTAAGGATGCGAAGAGACGTAAGTCATATTGCGCTAGATCTGCGGGTCAAATGAAAAAGTTTCCGAAGGCGGCTAAAGATCCTAATAGTCGGCTTCGGCAAGCTCGAAAAAGATGGAGATGCTGATGGGTGCTCAAATAAAACTACTTTTTATTGCGGCTGGTATCACAACTGTCTTAGGTGTTTCAGGAGCATGGTCTACTTGGGTGACGCGCACACTAATAAATGTAGATAAGAACACAGAAGTAATGAATGTTAAACTAGATGCTAATCACAATATGTTAGCGATGATTATGAAAAATCTTTCTATAGAGAGGGTAACTTATGGCTACGTCAGGGACTAGAAACTTCGATCTCAGTATTGCGGAGATTATTGAAGAAGCGTATGAGCGGTGTGGTCTAGAAGTTAGAACTGGTTATGACGCAGAGACAGCTAGAAGATCTCTTAACTTGATGTTTGCTGATTGGTCAAACAGAGGGGTTAATCTTTGGACGGTACGATCTACTACTCAAGCACTAACACAAGGTACTTCGGCATACACTTTGAGCAAACACACTGTTGATATTCTACAAGTAGTCCTGAACCGGGATGGAACAGATTATGAGATGGATAGAATTAGTCGAGATAATTATGCCACTATTCCTGATAAAACCACCCAGGGAAGACCTAGTCAGTACTATTTTGCTCGTTCAATATCACCAGTTTTAAATGTTTGGGCTACACCAGAAAACTCAACAGACACTCTTACATATTATTACATTCAACAAATGGAAGACGCAGATTATCTTTACAATAATGTAGAGGCTCCTTTGCGGTTCTATCCTTGTATGGTTGCGGGACTTGCATACTATATGGCTATGAAAAGAGCTCCCGATAGATTGCAAATATTAAAAGCAGTGTATGAAGAAGAGTTCGCAAGAGCCTCTGATATGGATCAAGACTTCTTAGATCTTCCTCTAAGACCAAGTGGTAGTTACTTGAGGGTTAGTTGATGGCATATGCAAGTGGTAAAAAAGCTTGGGGGATATCAGATAGATCTGGATGGAGATATCGTCTGCATACAATGAGGACAGAATGGAATGGGTCAAAAGTTGGACCTGATGAATGGGAAGAAAAACAACCTCAGTTAAGTCCTCCTCCTGTTTCTCCAGACCCTCAAGCATTACGAGATCCTAGGCCTCAAACAAATTTGACCGAAGAAAGAGTTATACAATGGGGTTGGAATCCTGTAGGAATGTATAACAATAATGGGTTAACTCCTAATGATCTTCCTGCAACGGGAGAGATAGGAACTGTAACGGTGGTAACAACATGAGTTTTACATATGCAGAATTAAAAACAGCAATACAACAATATGCGGATAATACGGAAACAACATTCGTTGCTAACCTTCCTACTTTTATTAAAACAGTAGAAGAACGGATTTTAAAATCAGTTGACTTAGAAACATTTAGAAAAAACGTAGATGGTACTGTTTATGCTAACAGTCAATTTCTTGCTGTACCCTCTGATTACCTCGCTTCTTTTAGCCTGTCTGCTCAATACAATGGAGCAGAAGCTGTTACTGGAATTAACGCTAGAACATTTTTGTTACAAAAAGATGTGAACTTTATTCAGACATACACTCCCGCTCCTCAAGATACGACAACATCTCTCTTACAGGTCGGAAGACCTTTGTACTATGCGTACTTTGATCAGGATAATTTTATTCTTGCACCAGTACCTGATGATACATATAAAATGGAGCTACATTATTTTTATAGACCTCAAAGTTTAACCGCCCTTGGTGACAATGGAACCACCTGGTTAAGTGAGAACGCTCCGAATGCTATGTTGTTTGGTAGTTTGGTTGAGGCTAATTTGTACATGAAGGGGGAACAAGATTTGGCACAAATGTATGAGATACGATATCAAGAGTCACTAGCTAGATTAAAAGACTATGCTGAAGCTAGAGAGAACTCAGACGCTTATCGAAGAGGATTACCAGAAAGACGCAGATCATGAAAATAGCTATTGTTGGGTTAGGTGGGAGCTATTCCGATTATATAGCTGCACGGATACGTTCAGAAAAGTTTGATGAAGTATGGGGAATAAACTGCGTTGGTGGTATTATCCATGTAGACAAGACTATTATGATGGATCCAGTTTCAAGGTTCTTGGACTCAGAGAACGCAGGATCACAAACAGGTATTGCTAGAGAGTTTTTAGAAAAAAACACTAAGCCCATACTTACTTGTGAAATGGATAATAGAGTTAAACATCTAGAACCTTATCCGCTTGAAGAAGTAATTAAAGAATTAAACATTTGTTATTTTAATAATACTGTGCCGTATGCAATAGCGTATGCAATATACTATGGTGCAAAAGAACTTTGTTTGTACGGATTAGATTACACTTATAGGCACGTTAATATGGCAGAAGCTGGTCGAGCTTGTACTGAGTTTTGGTGTGCCATAGCAACATCAAGAGGGATAAAGATAGAGGTTGCACATAATTCAGGTCTTTTGGACACAAATGTCCCTGATAATGAAAAACTGTATGGCTATCATAGATTAAAAGATCCTTTGGTTCAAACACATGAAAATGGTGGTTTGTTAATAACTAAACAATCTAAGATGGAACCACCTGAACCAGTGGATCAAGATCCTGTGGTGTTTGGAAGACATGATCTACAGTATGTAAATGGGAGAGAATATAAAAATGTTTAGTGTAAATGGAGGAATGGAGACGGGACTAATTAAAATAGTTTCGTCAGACAATGGGGGACTAAGTAACGACCAGATTTCTGAAATGGCTGTTGATAAAATAGTTTCTGTATCAGAGACTGCACCTGAACCAATCAGGCAACAAGCGCAAGCTTTCTCTGATAATGTACGAAATGTCGTGCATTATCATATAGAGTTGGCTAGACGTGAAGAACGTGCTACTATATGTCATAAATTACGAGAGGCTGGTCACCCCGATTTAGCCGATACTATAAGGAGAATATAAAATGGCAATTACACAAGCAATGTGTACATCGTTTAAAAAAGAATTGATGACAGCTACACATAACTTTGCTACTAACGGAAACGCTTTTAAATTAGCATTATATGCTATTGGCAGTGGCGGTAAGTCCAGTACAACTGCAACATTAGGAGCCGCATCTACGGTGTATGTAACAACTGGAGAAGTAGCTTCAAGTGGAACGTATGTCACTGGAGGATTAGCTTTAACTAAAGTTGCACCAACCTCCTCTGGAACAACGGCGTTCACTGACTTTGCGGATCGAAGTTTTACAACTGCAACCATTACTGCAAGAGGTGCTTTGATATACAATGACACTAACGGCAATAAGGCAGTAGCTGTTCTTGACTTTGGATCTAACAAGACATCTACATCAGGTACATTTACTGTTCAGTTTCCAACGGCAGATGCTTCTAACGCTATAATTCGTATCGCTTAAAGGAGTAATCCTTTGGCTAATATAGGTTGGGGTGAAAGCACTTGGG